GTATTCCACAAGGGTAATTATGATGCTCAGTTTGCTTATTGGAGTCAGAATGGTGCACAAACTAATATAGATCACCTTATGGATTATGATCCTTATCTGGGAAGGGTAGTGGAATCCTCACTCAATGAACCACAAAAAGCTTGACAATATGTTAAGAATCAGATATAGTGTAACTGGCACATGTGACAGTTCACATAAATAACATTATACAAAGGACTCGAAAGATCGTAACCCTACGTAGATGTAAACAGTTTTCCATGTCGGGAAAACTATCATCCGCAGGGTTTTTTAATGCCCATGCGAGACAATAACAAATAAAATGATTAAATCAACAATAGCTGCAATAGCAGCAACTCCTCTTCTAGTATCTGGTGCAGCTTTTGCTGGTCCATATGTTAATTTAGAAGCAACTGGTTCATACCCTGATGGTTCATACACATCTGGTGGATTGGAAGCAGTAGTTGGATATGAAGGATCTACTGAAGGTGGACTTGGTTGGTATGTATCTGGTGGTCCTACAGTGACTCACACAGAAACTGCTGATGAGTTTGGTGATGTAGAATTCATTGGATACCTTGGTGGTTCTTATGACAAGTTCTATGGTGAAATCTCTGGTGTAACAGCTGAAGATGATGTTGACTGGTCTGCTAAAGCAGGTGTTAAGTTCACTTTCTAAATAACCTTGAGACCTTATCGTGCGGTCTCTGCAAAAGGAACAAACCCAAAACTCTCTACATAGTGGAGAGTTTTTTTTATGCCATGATAAAGGTATTGACACATCCAGTCACCATCTTCAACCTTATATTAGTAGGAACATTCATATTCATAGAGACAATGCATATAAACTTTCATTTACAATCTAATCCAGAGTGTGCAGAAACTGTTACATAAATTTAATTTATAGTCCATATAAGGTTTAATTATTGATGTTTTAATATCCAAATGTTAAGAAACTTGACAAAGTTTTATATTTCCTATATAATATAGTCACATAACTTAACAAATCAATGACAGTAACAACTGAATCTGGTGGTAGACAAAATATCTACTCTGTAGAACCAACACCTTATGTTGATGAGAAGGTGTCTTATGAGGGATATCCTCAGAATGCAGAAAAAGTCAATGGTCGTTGGGCTATGATTGGTTTTGTTGCACTTCTAGGTGCATACATCACAACAGGTCAAATCATTCCTGGTATATTTTAATGACATCATCAAACAAAACACTTCCAAACTTTTGGAAAGAAGCAGAGCAAATCAATGGTAGACTTGCCATGATGGGATTCTTTGCACTCATAGTTAACTATGGTTTAACTGGATGGATCATTCCAGGTCTATTCTAATAATGAAAATTAATTCACAATTCACAATTACTAAAGAGGAAAAACTCATGACTCCAGAAGCAGAAAGATTTAATGGTTGGGCAGCAATGCTTGGATTCGTAGCAGCAGTTGGTGCTTATGCTACAACAGGAAACATCATTCCAGGTATATTCTAATGACAGATAAAGAATCAAAAACAGTTGCTGAGAAACTAAATGGTAGACCAGCAATGTTTGCATTCGTTCTATTTGGTGGCATCTACTTAGCAACAGGTCAACTTATACCAGGTATTGTATAATGAACTCAATAAAGAGACAACCAGTTCCCTTTAAATTTATACCTTACATCTTTATGGTGGCAGTTATTTCTGCTATTCCTACAGGTGTAATGGTTTAATTTTTTTTCCCCATAAAACTTTACAAAACTAAATACTTATTCATATCCTTTTACAAAACTACCTAAATGAGTGATCTCTATCAAGTTGCAGAAACAGTTTCAATATTCAAAGTAGTGTTATGGGTTTTCTATCCTATGGCTGCTTTAGTATTAATTGAACTACTTCTTAGAGCAGTTAATGATAATGATGACGATGACTTTGGTGGTGGTAAAGGAATAATGGTTGGAGACATGAAACCTGCATATGCTCCATCAGGTGCTTGACAGGGGAGTAGAAATACCTATATAATATATACTAAGTATTTTTACCTAAAATGATCTACACATTAACATTTGCATGTGCAGTTGCATTCACTGCAGTCAACGGACTACCGTTCGTATTTTCATAAAACTTAATAGCTGAGGAGAACAAGCTTAAATGACTCAAATTATTTCACACTTCATAAATATTCCAGTAGAACATCATGGTTTGCTGGAATTTGCTTTCTTTATAGGGGTAGGAACAGCAGCAGGTATAGCAGGAGTTGTATGATCCTATTTTCTTTTATCATTTCATTATTTGCAAATCACTTACCAGTGATGTATGTTCAAGTACCTCAATGGGCAGATGATTGGGCAGTATGTGCAGTAGATATACCTGATGCTAAGTGTCATTGGTATGTCATGGCTCCTGATAATACATTTGGAGAAGGATTTGATTGGGAGAGTGCTCCTTGGTTTGATGCAAATGGATTAAATGATGTAGCACCAATGGAAGCAAAGACTGTGGTAGAGAGATTACAAGAGCAAGAAAGTTAAATATGTGTTAAAACGCCTATATATAGAAGATACGTAAAAGATTATGGCAGAAGCAGTAAAGAAAGAAAAAGAAGCAGTGAAGAAAGAAGAACCTAAGAAGCAAGGTTTCTTTTCTAAATTAAAAGATGCAGCAGAAGATAAAGAAGAACAGATGATGATTCTTTCTACTTTTGTAAGACTTGGAATTTTGGTTTGGAGTGGTGCTATATTAACATTAGCATATGTTGAGTTGCCATCAGCTCTTAAGATGCCTAAACAGGATCTGGATCCAACTTTCATCGCTTCAGTATTTACAGGCGTTTTAGCTACCTTCGGCGTACAGACATCCAAGAAGGGTGCACAAGGTGGTGGTGGATCCAGTGGAGGAGTCTCCAAGTCTGATATGGAAAGATTGATTGCTGCAGCAGCACAAACAGCACCTGCTCAGACAATTAGAATAGAGCAAGCACCTGTTAAAATTACCCCTGATGCAAAATGAATAAGTGGATTGGAATTAGTTTAGGATCACTATTAGGCATAACTCATATAGGTATGATAGGTCTAATTGCTACTAATAAGAATACTAAATTACCATCATTAGATATTCCTGTAGGAGACTACACATCCTATGTTGTCTCAGCAGATAAAAATGGATATAAGATCAGTTATAGTGCAAATGATCCTAAGACAGCATACATTACTAAGGACATCAAAGAAAAAGGTGGTTTCTTAGGACTAGCAAATGAAACAACTAAGGTCACTGAAGAATACTTTATGGATGGTCAGATCAACCAAGGTGGTCCAGTTTCTAACCATAGATCTTGGATAGACTCACCATCTGGTTTAAGTCAGGAAGAGGCAGCAAGGATAACTGAAATAAGAAAAAGTGAAGCCTGTATCAAAGCAATTGGAAGCGCAGAAGGAACTGGGAGACTGGTTGGGACTAGTGTTGGTGCTGCTGCTGCTCCTAGTCTTTCCTCTATTCCCTTTGTTGGTTGGGTTGCTGCTGGTTGGGTAGCAATGTTTGGTGGTAATCAAGGTGCTGAGATAGGTGGTAACATGGCAGAGGATCTCAATAAGAACTGTTAGTGTGGGAACCCTCACTTTGATCCGTATTTTTACCTAGTGTGTTATACTAAATAGTATTGTACTGGAGTTGAAACTATCATGTCCCACTACACATTAGGTTGGCACAATCAGCAAAACAAACATTTTGAAATAGGTGAATATGCAGAAGATGCATTTGAGGCAGTAAGACACGCAAGAGAGGATGTTCCTTATCTACAGGAGCATCCTTTTTCTTTGGATTCTATTAAGGAGATCAAACAATGACAAATTTACCAGTTAAATCTGCAACTATTTTATTTGGAGTAGTTATTTTAGCAGTAACTTACTCACCCCTAGTTGCATATAGATGAAGAAATTTAATACATTAGTCTTGGATGTGACCATTTACATCCTTGACTTCCTCTACAGAGGTAGAGACTTTCAGAGGTTCTGGGTATTGGAAGTAATTGCAAGAGCACCATACTTCTCATTTATCAGTGTGTTACATTTTAGAGAATCCCTTGGACTTAGAGGAGAAGATCATATATATTTGATGAAGGAACACTTCTATCAGGCACTCAATGAGACAGAACACTTGGAAGAAATGGAGCTTAGAGAAGGTAACAAGTATTGGATTGACCGCTTCTTTGCCAAACATCTTGTTTTACTTTATTATTGGATTATGGTTGGGTATTATCTTTTCAATCCTGTGGACGCTTACGATATCAACATGAAGATTGAGAAACATGCTTATGAGACCTACACTAAATATTCATGTTATCATCCAGAGGATGAAAAGATAGCACAGATAGCACAGGATGAATTAAATCATTCAAGAGAATTGAAAAAAGCAATGTTAATGGTTGCATAATGGAAGTAGTATGGTCAATTAATATTATGATTACCCTACTTGTGTTAGCAGTTATGGCTGTGATATACTATATTATGAGATACGACCTTTACAATCCAAACGATTAATGATTTCAGCTTTACTTTTTAGTTCAAGTCTTCTTAACTTTATGTTTTACATCTATGCAATAGGTTTTGTAATTGCATTAGGATTTGAACAGTTTCTTAAAGTTAGACCTTTATCTGTAGATAAAACAATGAATGAGAGAAATCAGTTTATTGTTGAAACAAATAGAAAATACTTATGGAGACAAACTTGGGTAATAAACATTAACTGGTTTGCATGTAATGTAGGATTATATTTTATATCAAGAAATATGCAACCTGTAGGAGATACTTTTTGGAATGGATTATGAAAAAAATAGTATTGTTATTACCATTGTTCCTCATAACAATGTGTGGAGAAGCACCAGTAACACCACCAGCACAGGCATGTAGTCTTCCTTTAGATGGATCACCAGCTAATTGTCCAACAACTTTAGATGACATAAAACCAAAACCACTTATACCAACACAAAATGCAAAGGGTGAGATAGATGTATGGAATCCAACTCATTTTATTCAAATGCAACAGATGTTTGAAAGAAATAAACAGATAGCAGAGATTGAGAAAAATGCAACTAAACCATCTGATGCTATAAATAGTGCACTAGATAATTTTTGGGAGAAACAAGATGGGAGCAATGGTTCCACCAAGTAGGAAGAGTTGTTACAACTTTAGAGTAGTATCAATTGATAGAGTGGTTGATGGTGATACAATTGATGTCTCAATTGACTTAGGTTTTGATCTTATAAAAAAAGAAAGAGTTCGTATAGCTGGCATAGATACTCCTGAGAAGAGAACCAGAGATTTGGAAGAGAAGGCATTAGGTCTTGATGCTACAAACTGGATGAAAAAGAATTTAGAGGATACAATTGCAGGAGATGATGAACTCACTATCAGAACAGAACTTGTTGGTGGCATGGGTAAGTATGGTAGGCTTCTTGGTTGGTTATATGTTGGCGAAAGCGATATCTCATTAAATGAAATTATGATTGAACAAGGATATGCATGGGCATATGATGGTGGTACAAAACAGAAAAACTTTGAAGAACTACGTGAAATACGTAGGTCTTTTGGCACATTAAACGAGGGTTAAACAATGCAAAAAATTATTAATGCTATTGCTATTGCAAGTGGTGTAATTTCATTAACAGTAGTAGGAAGTGGAGTAGTTATCTACTTACAAAAAGATGCTATCATTGAGAATGTTAAATCAAAAGTGATGGGTTCAGTATTAGACTCAGTTACACCTGATCTAGGTGGTATTGCTGGTGATTCTATACCAGACTTTACAGGACCTGCTTCACCATTACCATCAGCACCAACACCACCAGCATTCTAAATGACAATACCCCTTATTAATATACAGGGTGTTAGAATGAGTGATGTAAGAATACCAAATATATTTGTACCAAACTGGCAGACACAACAACCAAATGTTGATCATTTGGTTCCTCCAGTTGTTTTGAATATAGGTAATCCCATTGTGGATATGCCTGGTTGTGTGAAGGCGCATAAAGATAATCAATATCATAAAAGTGGATTACCTGTTGATAAGAATCTTGTACAGGATGATCCTGACAAGGCAATGATTGTTTGTGATGCAACTGTTCCATCATATGATGCAATGAACTATGAACCAGAACAGTTAATAATTACAAGAGAAACTCCACCACCTTCTGTTGCACCACCACCAGATGTTGAACCACCAGAGGTTCCAGATACTGGTGATCTTGGAGGAGATGAAGAATTACCTTGTCCAGGTCCAGCACAATTAAGAGTTGGTGATGTAACACAGTCAGGTGATGAGAAAGTTATAGGTCATGAACTGAGTGATGATGGTAAAACCTGTGTGACATTGTATGAGGATACTTCCCCACTAGAAAAATATGTCCCACCTGTAAATCAGGTAACATCTGTGACAGCATTAGCAGTGGTAGCCACAGCAGGAGCTGCTGCAACACCACTATTGATAAGAATTATAAGACCTGCTATCAAAAAACTATGGACTACTCTTCAGAAAAAATTTGGTAAAGAGGTAAAGAAACCATCACGTGCAGAAATTATGGCAGATGAGTATCGTGCCAAGAAAGGTCTTCCACCTATAAAGAAAAAGAAATAATATTAATTATTACCAATTGATATAGTTTTTAAATCACTTGCATTACCATTTGCTTGAACCTTAACTTCTAGAAGTTTAGGATTAGGTGTGATTGAATGAGTATGATCTGGTAGTGTGTTTGGTGGATTTACCAATACTACATCAGCACATACTGCATGATAAGGAGACTTTGGATGGAATGCAATACCTGCTTTCATCAATTCTCCACAATTTTTTAAACGCGCTAGCTCAAAGTCGAGTCTCTTATTGGAAACTTGTTGTTCCATTAATGCAATATTAGCTGCTGCAGCTTCTTTACATTGTGCTTGTGCTTTTTTGTCTAATGGTTTTGACCATGTAGCAGAGAAACCTGCTGATAAATTATATCCATCTTGCTGTCCAGTTCTGGTAGGAACATAGTAGAGTATATCACCTGGATTATCAATCTGACCATCATCATCTGCATCATGAACATTGTACACTGGATCCATATATGTGTGTTCGAAAGGTCGCTTAAAATTTCCTGTTCCAGTGACATACGGTGTAAGGTTTAATGTAGCACCTTGACATTGAATGCCATTACCATATGTGTTAGTGATATATGGACCTTGTAAAACTTGTATCGCCTGGTTGGTCACTGAGCCTGAAGAGTTGGCTATGGGACTTGCAGTAGCACTTATTCCACCAACATCTGATGCCATAGCAGCAGTGGGACTTAACAAAGATAGTACAAGTGTACCTATTGTGTAAAGGTTGAGGTCGTGTCGGTGACCGAATTTATGGTGGTGGTGCGCTGGATTATCGTGTGATTTGAGAGCCCTGGCCCCATGTATGTTTCTGTGAATTGGAAGCTTCCAACTCCATTGTTTGTTTGTGTGAATTGTGGTCTGTTCTCTAGATTCAATCCTGTCCATTGTGAAGTCACTCCATCTAATGTAACATTAGTGTTATTAACTGAATTAGCTCCTGTTGGAACTAATGGTCCATCTGCTGATACATTTGTACCAGTTACTGAATATTGCCAGCCAGTATTATAGTCCATAGAATTTATGGTCTCAGTTGTGGTACTGGTGGTCGTAGTATTCGAAGTCATAGATCCCTGGGTAAAATTAGGGACCACGGGCACTGCATATGCAGCACCTGAGGTACTAAGCAACAGTAGTGCTGTTAGTATCCTCTTCATTGTTAAAAGGCAGTAATCTCTGAAACAAACTGTGCAGTTACACTTGATCCAGCAAGGTTAACACCTTTTATTTCTGTGGCATGTCCACTAGTTATTGTACCTGGTACAGCTGTTCCAGTTGTTCCAGCAGCATGTACAGTTACATTACCAAAGTCAGTATGAGTAGAATCTGTTCCTGCTATGTCAGCCTGTGTGAATGACTGTGAGAAAGAAAAAGATCCTGAACCATTTGTTCCACCTTGAGCAGCTGTAATAGTACCAGGTGTAGCAACACCAGTTGCTGCATAAGATTGAACACCTAAACCACCTACAACTGGATCTGCATTACCAACAGTATGACTAGTGGTTGCATTTGTACCAGAAACAGAATAGGAAGCACCCATTCTTGTATACTCTGTATGTCCACCATCATTGATGAACTGAAGACTAGATTGATGTCTAGTGCTTAATCCACCTGCATGAACTGCTGATCCCGCCATCAATAACAATAATATAGGGAAGAATTTCTTCATTGTGATTGTTGATTTGTTGACACTTCGCCTATTTATTAAACTTAACATTCACAATAATTCTAAATATTATTAACTAAATTGTATACTTTTATTACAACACACTTGTAGATAGGAAACTTGACAAAGTTGTGATGACTGTTAAAATTAATCATCAGTTACTGCTATGATGCTAGAAACATTAATCAAGGATTTTCCAGTCACTGACTTACCTATAGAAAGGAGTATGACTGAAGAAAGAATTAAGCAATACACCTACACTAAGGCAGAGGTGGATAGGATGATTACCCACGCAGTTGGTGTAGCAGTCGCAGAAGCACAGAGAATTGATGAAGAGTCAATGAAGAAGCATAATAGAGATGCTACTGTTATCTCTATGATCTTAGGTTTCACAGCACTAGC